ATGAAGGAAGTAGCCCCTTTAAAGCGCCTAATAACCCTTTATCTGGAATTACTTCTGCTAGGTTTTGAAACAGACCTGACTTCCCTAGTAGGAACTGGCCTACTTTGGTTTCTTTGAACTTTTTCCTTTTTTTGCTCATAAACTACTTTTTCTTTTTTAGGTTCTTTGTATTCTATTAATTCTTGTTGACCGTAATCGTTAATTATGTTTCTAAATACTAAACCTCTATTTAAACCTTCAACGTATGTACAGTGTACCCAGTGCGGACTATCGTCACCTAGTTCCCATATTAATACGTCAAATTTTAAATTTTCTTTTATGTAATTAAATATATCTTTGTTGCTCACAGATGTTCCATCGTTGTCAATATCTATTGCTTGACCTGTTATATGCTTACTGTGAGGTGAACCACCTACCATACCATTTAACCTTTCACACCTATACATACTTGATACGTATATTGGTTTGTCAAAATGGTCTCTTACAGGTTGAAATATTTTTTCTGCTGTAAGTTTTAAGTTATCTACTATTATACCAGCTGGTGTGTTATCGATATATTTTCTTTTAGCGGTTTCACTTCTACACGCTTCAGCTAGTGATAAGTTTTTTGTTAATTGCATTTTAATAATATTTATTCATAAACCATCTTAAAAACATAGTTGCCCAAAACATAGTTAAAAATAACCATACTGTTGAGTAAATAATATAGGGCATTTGCATCCAAAATGCGTCCTTAATACCCTCCCAAATTTTATTTAAAAAGTTTTTCATATTTATTAATTTTAGTTAAAGTTAATTATTTTTTCAATAATTGTACTATCTTGATAATTGTATAAACCAACGTTGCTATTATTAGAAGCCCTTGTAACCCCTCATTAATGTCTGCTATTGTTATTATATATACAAATACTCCTAAAAAAGTTGGTTCCCAATTCATTGTATTATTCTATTGTTATTTCTACTACTTTCCAAGTAAGATTTTCTTCATCCCACGCGTATATTTTTTCAGGTGACGCATCATCTGGATATGGTACTGGTGCTTGCCATTTATAATTATCGTCTAAAGTCCAACTAGGATATGGTTGTGGTGCATAAAAAGCATTGTTATCAGCATCCCAAGTATAACCTATTCCTGCATAATTGTATCTAAAATTACCATTATAAGATGTTTGTACCCAATTTCTATGACCATATAATGATTCACAAAAATCTATACCTTTTATTTCTGATTCTGTATTATCTGCTTCTAGCAAAACTTGATTGTTAATTACTATTACTTGTTTTACTATATTATTTTCATTTATTTCTGCAAAATGTGCCATTTTTATTTATTTTAATTATTAACTATGTGTATAACTACCACTACCTGTAAATTTAATTATCGTATCGCTGCCGCTTGTTGTTACTGTTGGGCTTCCGCTAACTGATCCTGAGTATGTTGATGTAGCCAATCTTAATATTACTACTCCGCTTCCTCCTGCACCTGACGTTAAGCTTCCTGCATCACCTGTAGCACCTCCACCGCCACCAGTGTTTGCAGTTCCTGCAGTTCCGCTTCCGTTGTAGGCACCTCCATTACCTCCACCTCCTGCGCCGCCAGTACCACCTGGACCTGAATAACCTGAACCAGTACCTCCAGTACCACCTCCACCTCCTCCGTAATTTACAGAAGATCCAGTTATACTAACTGCTAATCCGTCACCACCATTACTTGTGTCGTTACCTGCGTTATTTGAAAAACCTGCTTGACCAGTTCCTCCTCCACCGCCACCACGATATGGATGTCCAACTGATGGCGCCGCACCTCCTGCATAACCTTCACCACTTGTTCCTGCTTGTGCTGATCTTCCTGAACTTGGATGTGCACCTTGACCACCACCACAACCACCGCCTGACGATGCTAATAAATCATTTGAACCTGGAGCACCACCCCCATTAGTGCTTACAGAAGCGTTACCTGTAATTGTACTGTTTGAACCTGCATTACCTCTATCTTGATAATCAGTTGTGTTATTTAATCCTGCACCTCCACCACCAATAGTTATCGTATAAGTTCCGTTTGATAAAGTTATGGCACTTTCTAATGAACCGCCACCTCCGGAACCCTGAGCTCCGTAAGATGTTCTTAGTCCACCTGCACCACCACCACCTCCGTTAGAAGCACCTGATGCACCACCTGCTAAAACTAAATAATACATTAAGTTTGTCGGAGCGGTTCCTCCGTGCACATAAGTACCAGAACCTGTATATTTAAATATTGTGTCATCACCACTTGTAGTAATTGTAGGAAACCCTGTTGTATATCCTGTATATGCAGCGGTTGGTAATCTAAATACAATTACCCCTGATCCTCCTGCACCATACTCTCTATAAGTAGTTCCTGGATTTGAACCACCTCTTCCACCTGCACCTAAATTGACTGTTCCATCTCTTTGCCCTATACTTGAATCGCTTGTTCCGTGATAACCACCACCACCTGTTGGTTGTGTCGTATCAATAGTACCATTACCACCACCTGCATAAGTTACAGAACTCCCTGTTATAGATACTGCTAAACCATCACCACCTTTACCACCAGTGTCATCTGCATAGATTGTTCCAGGATTACCATTTGATCCAACTGATCCTGCACCACCTCCACCTGCACCACCCCAGTTACCTGATGAACCTGTAACTGCACCACCTGCATATCCTTGATTTGCTGTACCTGTACCACCTGAATAAGATCCTCCATTATAAGATGAAGCACCTCCACCTGAACCACCTGCATTTCCTGAACCTTGTTCATTTCCTCCTACATCTCCCCAACCACCACCTGACGATGTTATAGTTGTTAATCCAGTTGCAGAAATAGAAGAATCTGAACCTTGTCCACCTGAATCATAACCATCAAATCTTCCAGTCAGTGAACCACCTGCACCCACTGTAAATGTATATGTTACACCGTCTGTTAAAGTTACTTTGTCAGTTTCAGCAGAAGAACCACCACCGCTAGTAGAACCATATGATGTACGAAGTCCACCTGCGCCACCTCCACCACCTACATTTGCTCCACCACCTCCACCACCTGCGACTACAAGAAAATCTGCCACTACTGAAGCTGCTGCTAATAATCCAAAATTAATTCCCTGTCCAAACATTAACTAGCTATTTGACTTATACTATACCAAAATTCAGTTGCACTAACGCAAGTAATTTGATATAAATTCTTTGTAGAACTTGTATCATCATATGTACCTGCTATTTTATTAAACGTTCCACTAGACCCACCTACTGTCCAAGTATCTGCAGTATAGCTTCCGCCTGCACCAGTAACGATTAGTGTTTTAGTTACCCCTATTTTAGGGTTTGTTATGTTAAATGTTGTATTAGCGTTAGGTGTTAGCGTAAATACTTGTGCTGCATCAAAATCTACTGCAACTGTTGCACCTGCACTTAACGCACTACTTGTTGTGAACTCTGCGTCTACTTTTTCAAAACTAACTGCATCATCAGCAATCATATCTGTTGCCACTTGTACCTCTGCTATTGTACCAGCGGTTGCTGCACCTAATACTCTATTATTAGTGCTAGTGTCTTGCATTTTAGCGTATGTAACATTGTCGTCTAATATTTTAGCGGTTGTTACTGCGTCATCTGCAATTACGTTTGTTGTTACTTTAGTTGTTGCCATTTTTTTTTATTTTATAATTTTAAATCATACACTTTGTGCGTATAAGGAGACGATGTTCCTACACGCAGTAATAATAAAATATGTGACTGCTCATCATTAAATTGCATAAACCTAATAGCAGCACTACCTATTATTGACGAAAAATCAAATACTGTCCCTGTTCCTTTAGAAGAAATATCATAAGCAGTCGATAAATCATATTGTGCTATTTTACCATTTTCATCACCACCTGCATAAAATTTTGTTCCATCGTGGTTAAATTGACACGACCTTACATTTGAACCTAAATCAGTAACTGCAAAACTTAAACTCGTTGCAGTACCACAACCAGAACCTGATGATAAATCACCTGATGTACTTAATGAAATAGCTTTTACTGTATCGTATTGTAAATATAAAGTATCTTCATTACGTGATAAAAATTGTGATGATGATGTTCTTTCACCGCCACTTCTAACACAAGTATCAGTATATAACGTTCCTGCTGTTGATATATCTCCTGCTGTACCTAATGGCTGTGAATAATAATTATTTGTGTAATATGGGTCGTAAGAAATCCAATCTAAATCTTTATTTATTATACAGCCAGTCATATAATTTTCTATTGTTGCAGTAGTTTGATATGTTTTTTGAACAGTACCTATTGATGTTACATCAAACGCAGTACTAAAATTATATTGATTAAACCAATGCTGACTACCGCTTTTGTGTGTAGTTATAACCCTTGTACCGTCAGCACTTATACACCCACCTCTCGGCTCTCCTTGCGAGCCTACTGTAAGTGTTTTTGAAGCATAATCAGACGCATTAGATAAATCACCATCAAATACTCTTTCTTGCGATATTAGTCTTTTAGTTAAACTCATATTTTACTACATCTGCTTTTTTTGTTAATGCACTAATTGCTGTTTCGTGATCGTTATGGTTGTTTAATATAATTGCTCTCTGGTCTTCTACTTCTTGCGGTACGTCTATATTTCTATCTAATTTTCTTATATAATACCAGTCAGTTGCTAATAATAAACTATTTGTATGTTCTTGTAAATGATTTATTTTATTTTCCTTTAATTGGGCTAGTGTTTCTGGCCAAGTTTTTTGTATTACTTTGTAATAGTATTTATTATCTTCTAAATACAATTCACCTAGTTCTTCTGTAGCGTGATCATATTGCGGATCTACTACTTCGTAAAAACCTTCTTCTTCTAACACTTCTACAGGTGAACTTGCAAAACCGCCCATATAGTGTTTCTTACCATTCCAAGTTGATGGTAAAGTATTAAATATTTTTATTTCTCCGTTTATATTATTTGCTCTCATATTATTATGGTGTTGGATCACTTGTATAAGTTGCTATTGAATACATATATACTGGGTTTGCACTATCATTTGTACATACTATTTGTATCAAATTATTTGCTGTTCCGTCATAATCAGTAGAACCTACTTTATTAAATGTTGCGTTTGTTTGGCTAAATGTTATTGTATAATTTCCTGTTAATATTAAATCTATTACTTGTCCTTGTTTAGCGTTGCTAAATGTAAATGTTGCATTACCACTAGCAGTTGCTGTAAATGTTGTTGCTGCACTAAAATCTAAAGCAAAAGTTGTATTACTACCTAATGCTGACAATGCAGTATATCTATTTTCTAACATAGTGTGCGTTACTGTATCAGTATCCCCTGTACCAACTAACGTACCTGTATTTGCAGGTAAAGTTAATACTGCTGAACTAGCTGCTGAGTGAGGTTGCGCTTTTAATGTTTGATAGTGAGCATTACCTGTTTCACAGTAAAACCTCATTTCTGCTACACTACCTGTACCTGTTCTAATTTGTATGCTACCATCTGCTACTGTTACACCCCCTGATGAGCCATTACCGCCCATTGTAAATGCGTTAGGTGTGCTAGATGATAAACTCATTGTAACATTACCAGTAGATGCACTAGCAGTTATACCATCACCCCCTGTTAAACTTTGCACTACATTACTTAAATTAACTGATACTAAATGTTGTACTTCTATAGCAGTTCCATTTGGTACGTTAGTGTCAAATGTTAAAGTTGTGCCTGATACTGTATAAGAGCTGTGTAATTGGTAAACACCATCGAAATATACAGATAATTCGTTTTCACTGCTTGCACTGTTACTTAATGTATAAGCCGCTGTGCTACCGTTACCAGTAAACGTATCTATTGCTATTGTATTAGCGCCTGCTGTTGCCGCAATAGTTAATGTATCTGTACCTGCATTAGTTGTAAGTGTTACGTTAGAACCTGCTGCAATATTAAGTGTATCGTTAGTGCTATCAGCTGCTATTGTAGTTTGCCCTGATACAGCAATATTACCAAAAGCATTATCACCAGTTGCAGTGTTTGCAATTGTAATACTTCCGTCAGCGTTTGTAATACCTATACCTGTACCTGCTGTAAGTGTAGCGTTTTCAAAATAACTATTAGTATTGTCATATATCATTAAATGTCCAGCCGCAGGTGATGTTAAATTAACATCTGTTAAATTATTTAACCCTGAATCTAAACTAAACGTTGTACCTGCCAACGCTAAACCAGTTCCTGCACTATAAGTTGTATTAGTGTCAGTAGCTGCAATAGTTATTGCGCCATCTGCATTTGTAATAGTTACATTACTACCAGCTGTTAATACTGCATTTTCAAATATACTGTTTGAATTATCATATATTAATAGGTGTCCTGCTGCTGGGTTTGTTATTGTAACGTCAGTTAAATTGTTTAATGCAGCATCTAGGCTAAAGGTTGTACTTGATAATGATAAACCTGTACCTGCGCTGTATGTTGTATTTGTATCTGTAGCAGCTATTGTAAGCGTGTCTGTGCTATCATTAGTCGTTAATGTAACGTTACTACCAGCCGCTATCGTTAAAGTGTCTGTAGCGCTATCTGCTACTATGTTGTTTTGGCCACTTACTGCTATTGTTTTAAAACTATCAGTTTGTGTGTCTGTTGCAGCAATTGTAAACGATGGGTATGTACCTGTTACAGTTACGTTAGCGCCACCTGTTAATGCAACAGTTTGATCTGGCGAACTATTTGTAATTGTAAAGTTTGGGTACGTCCCTGATGTTGTTATACCAGTACCACCTGTTAAAGCTACGGTTTGATCAGGACTAGTATTAGCTATCGTAAGCGTTCCCGCTGCGTCGTCATATGTTTTACTTATACCTGTACCAGCAACTACTAATGTATTTACTTGGTCATCAACACGCTCAGCAGTATAATATAAATTACTACTCCCTTCACTTACTGAATCTGTATCGAAACTAATATTAGCACTACCGTCAAAAGATGTACCATTAATTGTTCTAGGTGTTGCTAATGTAGCAGCAGTAGATGCAGCGATCCCTAAACTATCAACATATGTTTTAGTGATATGGGCTTGTACTTCTGACTGACTTGGACCTGTATAAGTAATAACCCCTGTAGAATTATTATAAGCTAAAGAACCATCACCACCTGCATCAGTAACACTAATCAATGCTCTAACTTCGCTATCCGAAGCTCCTGTGTAAGTAAAGACACCAGTTGTGTTGTTGTAACTAAAACTCCCAAGACCGCCAGCATCTGTAGCTGATAAATCTGTTAAACCAATACCGCTACCTGTATTTGCAATAGTAAAACTAGGGTAAGTACCTGTAATATTTATACCAGTTCCTGCTGATAAAGCTACTGTCTGGTCAGGTGCGCTATTTGTTATTGTAAAATTAGGGTAAGTACCACTAGTTGTAATACCTGTACCCCCAGTCAGTGCCACTGTTTGATCCGGAGCACTGTTTGCTATCGTTAATGTACCAGCAGTATCGTCATACGTTTTTGTAATACCTGTCCCTGCTTGCAATAATGTATCTACTTGATCATCTACTCTTTCTGCCGTATAATATAAATAACTTGCGTTTTCTGTTATGTTTGAGGTGTCTAGCGATATATTTGCTGTACCGTCAAACGAAACTCCTGCTATTGTACGTGCTGTTTGTAACGCAGTAGCCGTCGCTGCATTACCTGTTGTTGAACCTGAACTACCAGTAACATTACCTGTAACGTTACCTGTAACATCACCAGTTAAATTACCAGTAATTGTACCGCTGGCAGATATTGTACCAACAGATATATTTGGTGTTCCTGTTAAATTTGATGCTAAACTTGCTGTACCTGTTAAATCTCCTGTAACATTTCCTGTTAACGGACCTGCAAAAGCATTTGCTGTGACCGTACCTGTTGCAGTAAGATCACCGCCTGTGTTCATACTTAAACCAGTTGTATTACCTGCACCATCACTTATTGATTGTAAAGCAGCAGCTAATGCACCATTGTCGCCGACTTTTAACAAACTGGTATATGTACTGCTTATTGAATTACCTGTTAGAGCTGCCATTTTTTATTTTTTTTATATATTCTTTTAACTTTAAAATATTTTTTGTTTTTACTTTATATCTTTTCATAAAACCCAACCGTTAAATAAATTATCTTTATCAGGATAAACATCCTCGTTTACATTTGTGTTATACTCTGGAAAATGCGTAGAATTAAAACTTAAATAATCTATCATTCTTCTAATATAATATTCTGCAAATTCCCTTTCTTTGTTTACTAAATAATCTACCTCGTTTTTTGATACACTTTCAGCGTTTTCGCTTATATGTTTAAATATTCCTGCATTTTTTACTTGATACGCAGCAAATGGTAAATAATCCATCATTGCAAAATGTATTAACGCAGGTTGTACGTAATTATTAACTAGCGTCAAATAATGGCCAGCTAAATTATCGTTTGTTATTTTTGTTTCTAATGCCTGATATAATTTTGTACCCAAAAAGTTTTGTATATGTATTTCTTGGGCAATTTTTATATACGGCAATATTTTATCAACATCAACGTTACCGTCAATTATTGTATTCTTTTTTAATGTACTTACTTTTATAAATAATACTTGTGCCATTATTAAAATGCTTTACCTTTCGGTGTTTTAAATTTCTTTTTTTCTTTAAAACCTCTATTTTTCATATCTCTAGGTCGTTTAGCTACATCAGCTTCATTAACCTCTGGTGTAAACCCTTCACGTTTTGCTTCATTTACACTAATTTCTGATCTTGGGTTTTTTGCATCAGGTGTAACAGTTTTAGCCATATATACCCTACGTTCCCAAAAATGCCTACACGAACCACCACCTTTATATAACCATATATCGTATGTATCAGCACCACCTTCTCCCCAACCTGGATTTACAGCTTTACTGCTCATTTGCATTATATCTTCTTTACGGTAAACTTTATTTGCAGCTACCATATCTTTACAAAACTGCCTGCTTTCATCATTAGCTTTGTTTGGCGCATACGCATACCTTACCTTAAATTTAAAACCCTTATCGTTTGTGCCATCTTGCTCACTTTTTGCATTTGACCTTGCTGAGCCTGTGCTTACATCTGCTAATTGTAATTTTGCATTTAATTCGTCATCTTTTTCATAATCTACAGGTGCAGACTCTATTAGTTCCCAGCCATCTAAATCTTCTTCTTCACCTAATTCTAAAAATTGTTGTAGTGCTGTTTTTTCGCTAGATAATTTTTTTTTATCTTCTAAATCAACCCCAGTTTCTTCTTCTCTTGTTTCATCGTCTACTATATTACCACCTAAATCTGTAAATTCTAATGGTTGTAACGTAGTAAAATATAAATTAAGTGATATATTATTATACGCAAGTATTTGGTCAAAGGCATCTATTAAATATTCTTGTTGTACCCTAATAACCATATTGTCAAATAATATACTAGCTTGTTTTAATTCGTCTGCATTATTCCCTAAACCAGTGTTATCTTTTATACCTAATAATAATGGGCTTACAACCCTGTGGCCTACCATTATTTTTCTAGTAGCTTCGTCGCTTAAAAATTGGTATTGGTTGTGTGCGTCTGACAATTGTACTGGGTCTATTGTTGCAGCACTATCTTGATTGTCGTTAAACGCTAATATAAATTTACCTGCATTACTACTTCCACTAAATTTATCGTATATTCTGCGTTCTATTAATTCACGTGCTTCTTCATCAGGTGTACCATTATTAAAATTGATAAGCATTGAAGGAGCCATACCATTTTGTATATTATTAATATGGTAGTTTGCAACTTCTGCTTCTAGTTCACAGTAAGGCAAAGCACCTTGATATGTTACAGGTGTATAATAAAAATAACCTGCTCTGTATGGTTTGATACATAAAATTTCAATTGCACTGTTGTTACTTTTTCCAAAAGCTGGTATGCGTGTCAGCTTATCTCTGTTTGTATATTTTGACCAATCGTGGAAATAATAAAAGGCTTTTATATCACCTTTTTTATCTGCCTTTTCAGCCCTTAATGTTTGTACAGGAAAGTGTTCTACTTTTACGATTTTACTTCTGTCTACATTGTAATATACTTGCATAGTTGCTTGACCTAATAAATAAAAGTCAGCGCATAATTTTTTTATATCATCTTTTTTTAACAGTGTTACCATTTCTGCATATTCCATAGGTTTTTTATCTGAATTAGTTGCGTTTAAACCTTTACCGTAAATCATTTCAGTAATACCATTTATAATAGCATTATTAGTTGGGCTACCTTGATACTGGTCTATTAAATATTGATAATAATTGTTGTCTTCACCATAAGATACAAAATCATTGTTTTTTTCTTCTGTAATTTTTGGTGCTGTATATGTACTTAAATTTACTACTCTAATATTACTCATTAGCTTATTATTATATAGTCATCATCTGGATAACTTGTTGTTTCTGTATATTCGCCGCTATTAATATCGTAATAGCTATTATTTGCTTGGTTAATTGTTTGGTCAGTGCAAAATATTTTGTCTTTATATATAGTTACTTCTGAAGATATAATGTTTTCCCAGTTATCTGTAGCTAGTTGCCACTGTGTTGTAAACGTATCCCAATTTGCGCCAATACCTTTTATTATATCTACATCATAAAACCTACCTTCTACTAATGTAAACGCTGTACTAATAGAAGCATTATCGTTACTTTTTGTTAGCGTCCC